TCAATGGCGTGACTTCGCGTGTTAAGCCCTGCCCTGACACCTGTAGTATATATTTCTGTTGTGCCAGACAAAATTTTAAGCTCCCAAACTTGCTGATCAGAGTCTGACGTCCACGTAACTGTTGGTTTTGCTCCAGCACTAATACTAATACTAGGCGTTGTTGGTGCAGCAATAGAGTAAAACGCTACTGTATCACTGTACTCGGATGTTTCGTCATATTCGTTGTTTGTCTGTACTTTCCATAAAATGTTTCCGGCAGGGAAAGTGTCGGCAGTGACGTCTCGATATTCGTTCGCTGTGGTTTGTGAGATTGTCGTCCAACTAGCTCCGGCAGTGCTAGACCACTGGATGTTAAACCCTTTTTGAGTGCCACCGACGCTCGAGACATAATCCCATTGCAGCCGGATTGTTGAGGAGCTATCTTGATAGTCACCGACAGGAATTAGATTGACAGGTTTGCCCGGGGGCACATCTTCGTAAGTAACTGACAATGTTGGCCGGTTTGATGCGGCCTCTTTAGAATTGAAAACCAATTGAGATTCAGAAAAGTACCAAGGAGATAAGCCTAAACATCCCGTATTTAGTACCAATAACTCAATCGCTTCAATGCAAGTTATTGCTTTTAATCCTGTTGAGCTAGTAGATGTGCCTACCCAATTACTGCTTGATGTTTTCGATAGAGCGTAATAAACATTCCAATTAATTGTTGCTGGATCGGCGGCGTATACCGCCTTTGGGCGGACATACCCTTCCGAAGCCGTAGTAATATAAACACTCATTGCTGCAGCGATTATTTTTTTTCTGGGCGGGACACTTGATAAATCAAACTTGAGTACGCTTGCCAATTCATTACTGCTTCCATTCACAATAAGTGAGCTTGCTGAGCCGTAATTTGTTGTCGGATTTGTTTCATCAACGTAAGCATCACTAACCAGCGCCGGTGCTACTGTATACTGTGCCATTAGACCACCACCATTCCTGCCCTACGGACTTGTTTGAGTTGTTTCATGGTATTTACTAACTTACTAACATCACTCACCTGATCCATGTTGACGTTGAGTATAAATGTATCTCCTCCGGGATTTGACCCGTTAGGGAATACCTGACTGCCTCGTGGTAAATTAACCATCTCAGGACCTTCTTCTCCCACAATAGCAAGGCCGCCAGGGTGATTGGAAGTGCCGGTTGCATATCGAGGTGTTTTGGGTACAGTGTTCGCACTCGCAAACAATCCAAACATAAACTCTTGTTTCCACTTGCCCCAGTCCATTTTTGGTATGCCTTTTATGAGCAAGACGATACCAAGGATTGTAGCAGCCAGAAGTCCGGCAACAAGTAGCACCTCGCTTAGAGGTATTGAGATCATCATCAGACCACTAGCCAGTGCAGGCATTATTTTAACGATACTTGCAAGGATCGATAAGAGCGGACCAGCCACAGCTATAAAAGCGCCGAACCGAATAATGACACCGATCGTATCGGCATCTAGTTTGCCTATGTACTCGAGTATTGGTTCTAGCGCAATTAAAAACTGTATCAGCGCTGGTTTTATAGCATCTCCGAACTTAATCATAATCGCCTGCATCTCTTCTGTGCTTTGCATCATTTTGACAGCTGCTTCGTCCTGCGTGTTGGCTAGGTTATCATGTGCGATAGCGGTGTCTTTTAATATGAGCGAGTAGATTGCCATGCCTTTTTCTGCTTGGGTCAGTTCTTCGCCCTGATTTGCAAGACCTTTAGAGTACGCTTCATTTTTTATTGTTGCTTCGTTAATAAAAATGTTCAGCTTGCGCAGCGCCTCAGACTGTCCTGCAAGTCCTGACATAAGTGCCTGCATGACTGTCTCCGGCTTTGTGTCTCTCAAAGCTGCAATGTCATATGTAAGTGCGACAAAGGTCTTCGACATTTCTGCCGCCTTTGCCTCTGCCACGTCCATGCCCCGGAATGCAAGGAAATACGATGTAGACATCTCTCTTAGTGCGTAATCGTTAAGCCGGAGATCCTCCGCCATTTGCACTGTATAAGTTCTAACGTTTGCCGCCATACGACCAAATGCCAGGTTAAAAGCAGACTCAGTCTCTTCGGCGTGTACAGATGCCTGTAGAGCTGCACCACCGAGCGCCATGATCGGCAAAGTGACATATGTGCTCATTCCATTACCAAACGATTTCATTTTATCTGCTAAAGGTTGCAAGTCCGTAACAGCCTTAGTAACACGTTCGCCAAACGTCTCTAGCTGTTTGTTTTCTTTTTCCAGCGCGAGAGTGTGGGATATTGTTGCCTTCTGATTCTCAACGAGCTCGGCTTCTAGCTTAGTGAGCGACGTAGCCGCTTTGTTATACTTGATAGATGCCTTTTCTGTTGCCTTATCGTTCTCGCCATATTTTGCGTTAAGCATGTCATACTCAAGAGATAACTTCTCAACTACTTGAGCCTGTAGCGCTATTTTCTGCTGCAGGAAATCTTGGCGTACACCAAGCTTATCTGTGTTGTCACCCATTTTAGCAGCTTGAGCTGCTGTTTTGGCAAACTCCGAATCGAGCACCTTAAGTTTCCGCGACACCTCTGTCGCAGAACCGGTGAACTCTGTAAAATTGACACCCATGGTTATAACTTTACGATATGCTTTAGCCATATTAACACCACCCCGGTATATCTCTCATAGATGATATGGGCACATCAGATGTTGGTGTCGCCCCTTGCTGTTGTCTCATTTCTCGTATTCTTAGATTAATAGCGGCATATATCTTGCAAAGTGGGGAGCTCCAGAACTCATCGTCTGACCTATTAAGCCCCACACAGTATGTGTACCAGAGCCAATCCCAATCGATTAGGTACTCGTCCTCTGACTGGCTCTCCGGTTTTTTCTGTTCATGCCCTCAGGCGCTGTCTCAGGTGTCAGTTCTGTTGACATCGACGTCGGCAGCGCTATTTGTAAAAACTCTAATACCTCTTTCAGTACTTCGGCATCAAAATCACTCACAAGTGCTTGCACCTGTAAATGCTCAATGCTCGGGTCACATGCTTTCATTCCGGCATATAATAGGGTGGCTGTTGCTTCAAAAGGTTTGTCTTTCGCGCCCTTAAAAATCTTTTGCACTCCGCCGAACTCTTCTTGTAGTGTCGCAAACGCATATGTTGTAAATTTAGCCCGTCTAACAGATCCGTCCGGAAAGTTAAACTCTAAATAATCAACGGGCTTAACATTAATTTTCTTGATCATGTTTCCTCCTGTAAAATTCCCCGGGAATTAAACAACTCCCGGGGATTGATATTAATTAGGACGGCACTGGTACGGTGGATAAGAATGTGGATCCACCTGTAAATCCTGCTTCGTTTTCGTCGCCCCACTTACGGAGTTTTCCGTCTTTTACTCGAGGCATAAATGTCAACTTGAGTGTCGCCGTACTGTATGTGATGTTGTCTGTTTTCTGACCTGTGCTTTCTTCGGGTGGTGCTGCTTTACCTTTGTATAGCCAGACATATTCGATTTTCCCGTCTGACCCTACAAGTTTAAAACCAAGTGCCATAAAGATTGGTGTTGCTGTGGCTGCTTCTTCGATTGCTCCGGTAGTTGCTGTGTGACCGTACCATGCGGCTCTCACTGTCTGTGGTATACGATTAAGCTCTAGGTCTACCTCGATGCCGTTAAGCAGACTCGTCTCATCTCTAAGCTGCCCGTCTCCGTACAGTTTTCCTGCTGCAGTAAGTGGTTTCATGGCTATGCTCATGGCGCCAGGCACTGCTACGATAGTCCCGTACGTAACTCCTGTTGAGTCGTCTTTTGTTAATGGGGCGTAACACAACCCCTCTACATTAATTCGATACATGCTTTCTCCTCTCCCCTGTTAGACCGGCATTGTGATCCGGTAGCGCAGAGCTTTTTGATATGTATTAGTCTCTGAGTCATACAAACCGGCTGAGTCATATCTGACAAATCCTTGAGCCTTCATACCGGCATTAACGGCAGCGGCGATAGTTTTATAATCAGTTTTTGTCCACACATCGATTTGTACAGTGTATTCTGTTTCCGCTTCGACCCCGTCTGCGTGTAGCGCCGGACGATCGCTTATGTCGTAAGAGATACCAGGGAAGGCGTCAGGTCGTTTGAGCTCTTGTGCTGGTGCGCCGACATTCGTTAGTGCCGTCTGTATTTTGCTTCTGATATCGCTCATTCTATCCCTAGTCCTTTCTTAATCTCTTCTTCAAATATTCTGTCTGTTTCATCTTCTGTGTCTTCAAGGCTTCGCTCGATAAAGTGCTTGCCTCTTCTTTCGTTTCGGAGTGTTCCGTACTCTACCAAGTGCCAGAGCAGTCCAGTTGCCCATCCTCCGCCGATCACTCTGACAAGATCGCCATCCTTTTTCCTTGCCCGGCTGACATCAACGTCGTCTGCCATATGTACACGATACGTGTGACCTGCTCTTGGCCCGGTATCTCTGCCAAGTCTTTTTCTGACAGCAGCGGCAACAGCTTCTGACATGCGTAGTACGATTCGCTCTTCAACCTTAAATGCGTTCTTGCCAGCTTTTTCAAACTCAACCCGTATCTCGTCCATATGAAATTTATAATCGAACTTAACTGGCATTAGTTATCCACCAGCCTCTCAACGATTAGTATCGAGTACTGGTGCCTACGCCCAACATCCTCAGGCGCTGCTATTACTTCGTAGGCTTGGGCTGAGTCATCACTCATCAGGATTCTGTCTGTGGCTTTGAAGCTCGGGTCGTACCAGGTTGTGATAGTAAATCCGTCACGAGCCAATGGTCGGTCAGTCCGGAACAGCTGTGCACCGTGAAAAGGTTTGGCGTCAAACTGGATGATAGGAACCGATGCGTCTACCCATGTCGTGGTAGGGAAGCCATCAACCGTAGTATCAGTACGGTGCTGATGTCTCCCATACGATGCCATATTTTGTACATTAGGTTTGTACATCAATTCCCCTCCTCTTTAAGCCAGTAAATAAACGTCAACAACCTTGCTGCTCAGTGCCGTTTCGAGATCGACCGTGTTGCTCTCAAGTGCCGTAGCACTGACTGTGACCGTCGGTGCTGTCCCTTCTTTTGTATTGTCAAGAAAAGCAAATAAAACCGTATTGTGTGCAAGTTTAAACGGCAGTCCTAGTTTTTCTCCAAATCCCACAGACACTGTTGCTCCTTCCCCATCCATTGCCGGGATTGTAACTTTTGTAAAAGTCTTAAATGCTTTCGTCCCCGTCACAGATCCTGCAGTGTCGACCGTAAAGGCCGGTAATGTTTCCGTAATCACTTCGTCATTGTCGTTTGTCCCCTCTACGATTCCCTGAACAGCCTTGATGTCTCCTGCCGTACCGCCTGCGGTTAATGTAACATTTCGC